AACTTATTTCCTCTTGTTTGTTCAATATCTCGCAATATCCTTTTTCCTTTTCTTCACTTTCTCTACCCTTAAAACTAGGAAACTTTAACGCTAGATAGTTTGCTATAGCGAAGCTTGACACGCAATCATCAAAATACCCTGCCCCTGCCTCTGTTCTACCGTTTGGCATCTCTATATAATGCTCCATCTCCTCCAACAGTTCAGCCGGTAAAGCATCCCAAATCCGAGATTCGAAATCATACTTAAATTGATCTATCATCAACCGCTTACTCCGCTCATTGGTATTCCAACCCCAACTCTTAAGCCTCTTACCTTCTTCTTTACCGTGATAATAAACATTAGGGTACCGTCTTCTTATAACCTCTTTAACGCAACTATCCCTAAAATTACTTTCTATAGCAAGCTCCGCATTATTATAAAGCACCCCAAGCGTAGCACACCTACTCCCAAACGTTTCAGGCTTAGTATTCCTGGCGTTATAGAACGCCATAACCCTTGAAGTCCCAACCTCTAGCACAAACGCCTTGCTCCTGTCACCCCTACTTGTTCCATCGCTAACATCAGCACCTAAGATATACCTAACACCAGGCTCTGGATTATTATATATCAGCACCTCACCCATAGCGTTTTCTACAAAAACATCCAACATATTGAACCCATAAACATTTATCGGCTTAAGGTGACAGGTATCTTTATTTTCGTTATAAATATCAATCAAGCTAGGACTAAACACTTGCATACCGGTAAGCAAAAAACAATCCTTATCGTTCTCCGGGTACTTCACTAAAAACAATTCTAACCGCTCCTCATAAGTAGCACCCATCATAGATCCTATCTTTGTCCTCCGCCACGCTATCTGCTCTAAACTAAGCTTATCTTTCTCTATAAGCTTCTTCTCTCTCTCGTCCAACGTACTAGCTATAAGCTTCCTTTTCTCATCATCTATAGCTTCTGTGTACTCATAATGCATAAACCAAGGGAAAAACAAACAATTATACTCATTCTTACCGTTCTTAGCGTTATTATATGTTTCTGCAAACAACCCATCGCCACCGTTAGCGATACTCTCCATAATAATAAACGTATTCCCTATCCCTTGTGGCACTGTCTCTAAACTCTCGCTAACCCTTTTCGGAACATGCTGTTTAGGAATAAACGCAAACTCACTAAAATGCAACCGCCTAACTGTATCACCGTGTGTACTCAAACAAACCTGGTAATGGCTGTTCCTATTCCCTATCTTCATCTCATACTTATTACTCGCAACCTGTGGGAAACATATCTTCAAAAAACCTGGTAACTGGTCATAAGCAAACTGCACCCTCTTAAACAGCTTCTCTATAGTCCCCTCATCATCAGCTATTGTCCTAGCCTCCATATTATCCTCAAACAAACAATCATCCAGAAAACTAATCATAACAAGAGTAGTACACATAATCTGCCTAGCCTTCAAAACTATAAGCTTACCGCTAAACTTATCATACATCTTCTCTTGTATATCGGTAGGTATAAACGGAACGGTCTTCCCCTCTTTATCCTGTATCTTATAAAGCTTACCGGAAAACATCCGCCATCTTTTATCCCTTAACCTCCACCCTTTAAGCTCTAACTTATCATACAAAATATCAAGCTCTTTATGCCAACTACTCATTAGCTTATCAGCTTCATTAACCTTAAAACAACATGCTCCTCTGCATCCTCTATTTCACTCTCTGTACTATACCTACAATTAGCATGTGTAGAAAAATCACCTAACAATAAATGCATTGCCTCATGCTTAGCTGTTCTCTTTAGACTTTCTTCTATGTTGTCTATACAATATGTTTCAAAATTGGGATTTAATTTTAAAGTGGCAATACCACAAGTGTTATAACATATCGAGGCATAACTACCTTTTGTTTCCTCTATCGACTTATAAACATTAATATGCTCTAATCCTATCCTTTTCTGCCAATACTCAAATTCTTTAAAAAATAAATCTGTCTGCTTTTTGTTTAGCTTAACCATGTGTTTCTCCTCTCTACTCTATCCCCAACGCCTTAAGTAGCCCATCCTCACTACCACCAATACTCCCAACCCCCTTCCTCAAACTAATAAGCTCCCTACCAGTCTTAGCCAATATATTCACACACTCTAAATACTTTTTTACCTCGTCAACACTATATTCATTTAAATTATTCTTACACCTCTTAACTAACCCTATATCATCCTGCCATACTCCCCCCAACTCATCTACACTCTCTATCCCCAAGACAACTTCACCCTTGTCTCCACTCAACGTATCAAGCCCAGTCGCCCTGTCACTCATTATCTCTTCACTCATGCCTCACCTCTTTGGATTTTTTTAAAAAAAATTTTTTCAATTCCTACTATCACAAACCTCTCTCTCCTATTCCTACTATAACCCAACTATACCAAACAATCACAACTCTATCAACTTAATACAACAAATTTTATCAATGCTTTACTTTAAAAATTATCATAATTCTCTAGTCGGAAGCTAGTAAATAAATTTCCGGCAACGAAAAACCCCGCACCCCTTCGATAATTCAATGATTAGGAATATCTGGCTGATTCATAGCCAATAACGCATATTTAACAAAGAATTAAGCAACAACACACTGCGACAGCTTGAAAGCCGTATAAATAAAGGGATTGATGTATATCTTACATAATAATAATTATGTACAGTAAATTAACATAAAAAACAATGTAAGCCTTGCAATTACTTAATTGTAGAGTTATAATCTTTACATAATACAAATAGTAAAGGAGTAAATAAACATGAGATTAAACCAAAAAACAAAGGATCTAATCATTAAAAAACTAAAGAACGGAGAAAAACATAAAGCAATTATTGCAGAATATGGGATATCAAGGCAGACGTTGACCGAATGGAGCAAGAAAGCGGGGCTTGAATCAAGAAGAAAAACAGATGCTAGGACATGCAAACAGTGCGGAAAATCGTTTGTAGCTCAATCTAAGAGCACTAAAAAGTACTGCAAGGGCTGTTATCATGTATTTCTGAGAGAATCTAAGCTATCAGAAAGCTATAATCAAATGAGATTAAAAGGCTTAAGCGTTCGACAATGGCAAAGAAAAGCACGGGAAACTGCAAGTAATTATATTAAATTACACCCAGATTATAGGATTCACCACCTGGACGGCGACATATCTAACAATGATCCGGCTAATTTGTTTATTTTCTTCTCTCATTCGTTGCATATTTCTTTTCATCATAGGCTCAAAAAAGATAAAAGATGTAAACCTAAGCCCTATATTGACGGTTTCAAACTTGTTTGATCCGACAAACACAACTTAACAACACAAATAAAAACAACTCCAAAAGAAGAGTTATCCACAAGCTATTATAAAATAAAAATCTAACTATTGACAAAAAAAACAATTAGTCTATTTTACTTAAAGTAAGTATAGATATTAGTAGATAAGTAGTAATTAATAGAGTAAGTAGATGTAAGTAGATATTGCTAGGTAGATATTTTGAGTAAGTAAGTAAAGTAATTAGATTTATGTAGGTATGTTAATTAGAGTAGGTATTATAGAGGTAGAAGCACCAGAAAAACAACATGTTTTATTTCTTTGACTTTGGGTTTATTACTATTATATACTATGGGCAGATATCAAAAACCTGTAAGACTGCACCAACTACCGGGCAGCAGGGTGAAAGGAAGAGGAAATGGAAATTTATATAGAAAAAAAATTAAGTCATAAGGGTAACTTAGTTACTGTTATGACTGTACGGGAAAAAAACCGTACAATAGAAAAAATATATGGAGAGAAGATAATTAATAATTTCTTCTCTTTATATATTTCTGGTTCTGTAACAATAGAAATATTGTTACAGACTGGATATGTTACTGTTAACAGCAGTAACATAGAAATTATCTTAGCATACCTAATAAGTATGCTAAGAATTGATAGGTCTGTTTATGACCTAACAGACAACTAATAAAAAAAGGCGTAGCATTTTTGTTACGCCTTTTTTTTATGATCAAAAAATTTAGGAGGTAAGGAAAATGAAATTAAAAGAAATTATAGAGCTGGACAAGGAATTAAGACAAAAGGCGGGAGCCCCAGAGCTTGATTACTTGAGAGTAGGCAGTAATGTCTACGGATATATGCCACTTAGCAACGAAATACTCATTGCTAAGAATTGGGTTCATTTTACGCAATTGGGGGTGAAAAAATGAAATATTTTTCAAATGTTAAAAGTTTACAGGAGCTTAAGGCGGAATATAAACGCCTTGTTAAGCTCCACCACCCAGACAAGGGCGGAGATACCGAGACCATGAAGGCTATCAATAAGCAATACGAGGAAATGCTTAATAGCCAGAACTATTCACGAGAAGGCAAACCGCTTTCAGAA